CTCAAGGTGACACGCGCACTGAGAGGACCCAAAATTCAGGTGATTGTACTATACCTGACACCCGAGGGTGGGACTACTTGTACACGCATACCAGAACCATGCTCTCTACGAGGCAGCATCTCTTGGCTGACTCGAAGGCTGGTATGTGCGCGTATTGCTTTCGCGATGCGTTTGAGAAGCTCGGGCAACGGTGCTGTTGCACTCCGCACATGCGTCGCCGCATGCGAGTGCCGAACCATTGTCGTAGGTGCTACAAGCCAGGTTATCTGGGAAACGTCGTATCTGTCTATCGCAAGGCCAAATGCATAACTCGAGCAGCCGCGCACTTTCTGGGTCACTCAGAGATCAGCGGGAACTCGCAGCACGGGCCTTTCGTTATGGAAGATTTTGAATTCGGTCATGCCCCCATCCCCGAAGGCGAGGTTACATGGGAAACCAATGATGACGAAATCGATTTCTTTCCGGAAGACGTATGGATCCCCGATGAGGTTACCAGGTACATCTACATACCGACCGAGGTTTTGACGGCTGCCATCAGCTTAGTCAACAAGGCCGGTGCTACGGCAATGACCGGGGCGAAACCGCCCAATGACTGGTTGCAGATTGCTAACTTGGTCACTCAGACGAAGCATCATGATCCTGCTTGGGACCCTGAGGATTATGCCTTCGCCTTATGCACTGTTGGGGCATACGCCATCGTTGATGAAATTCAATGTGCGATGCCATCATACACCTTTTGGGACTGTTTTAACGGTGTGATTCCGTTCGAGAAAGCTAGGGAGGACGATGATATAGGATATGCTTGGTCGCGTTACCGGCCGGACGAGGGGTCTCCTACCGTCCGTTCGAATAGTGGACCGAGCTCGGCTTCGAAGGATTCTAAGAAATCGGACGAGAAGCCCGCAGATCCTACTCGGCCTAATGTGGCACCACCGCCACCGCCGACGGCGCCTCCGCCAGGTCTCGAAGATATTGCACGCGTGAAGACAGAGGTGGACGAGCAAATGGGTGCCTATGTGAATGGCACCGTCTTGAACTCGGAAACGGTCGTGGTTGAGCAAGGCGACCATGTTCAGGACAACCGAACCGCGACGGGGGAAGTCGGCCAACGCACAGCGAGGGCCAGATTCCCGAAGGCTTCGGAGAACAAAGAGTTTCTCTTTTCGAATGACCCTGATAATTTGATTGCGGCAGAGAATTTACGCAATCGGGACATCGGAGAGGACAATTTGACCCCGGAGCAGGCCAAAGCATTTGATGCTGCCGTCGAGGCGTTGAAGAAGCATTTGTTTACGAAGAACAGGTGCAAGAACGCTGAAAGGTTCATAGAAAGAACGACCACGGTACTTCCTAAGAATCGTTCCGAAACGGCGAAGATGCAGATTCATTTAGACGCCTTGAATGAGGATGCTGATGCATGCGTCCCATTTTCCGTACTCGTAGATGCCTTTACCAAGAAAGAGGTGACTGGAAAGGCGAAACCGCGGGCTATTGTGAACCACGGTAACAAGCGGGTTTGGGGGATGGCCAAGGCATCAGCAGTGTTTGAGGATGTGCTTTTTCATGGACTTCCTTTTGCTTGTATCAAGCACGCGGAAAAACATGAGAAAATGAACGAGATATTTACGAATTTAGATGGCCTTCACCCAGCCATCAATGATATGTCTGCGTTCGATTTCGGGATTCACGAGAGGCTCAAGCGGGCCGAATCTGATATCTTGAAGCACATTATGAGCATGCTTGATCTTGACGCCGACAATGAGGGCTTCTGTTACCGAGTTGTCGACGCACGCACAAAGGCGTGCACGTGGGTGTTGCGCTATCGCGACGCGGCTGGTGCCATGTGCACCCTCAAGATCAACTTGCCCAGAACAATGCGTGAGTCAGGAGACCGCATTACGTCCAGTGGGAATTTCCTTCAGAACCTGTTGGCATGGTTCACCTTCCTTGTCAAGGCTGACAAGATGGAGGCCGCCATTCAGAGCCTGATCAGGAACAGAGGACGTGGTTTCCGCTACGTCAGCGCCAGGGATGGCTTGACCTACAATGCGTTCCTTGCTTTTGAAGGAGACGACACGGTCGGTGGATTCCAGGAAAGCATCATTCTGATGAACAACGGGCAGTTGATCAATCAGTTTTTCCGGGATTACGGCTGGAAGGCGAAATTGGAGGTCATAGCCGTCAGCGGCGATGCTTGCGTGACTTTTGTGGGCTTCACAGCCTTGTTACGCAACGGGCGCATTGTCAAGCACGGTAGGAATGTTGTCATGTTCCCGGAGGTGAAAAGAATCTTGAATGACAAGCCGTGGACCACCACGGAGATTCCAGATGAAGAGTATCACCCCTCAGTCGCCGTCTACGCGACATGCATGGCCAACGAGTTCAAGCATTTCCTGCCGATGCACGCTTTCTTCACAGCCATGCGCAACGATCATTTGGCCCGCGGTGGCCAA